TGTGTTTTAGATTTTGGTGGAGATAAAACAGCAACAGCAGGAACATTTACAATTGTGTTCCCAGCGTTTACATCAGCGAATGCAATATTAAGAATTAGTTAGAGGTTAGTTTTATGGCGTTCGTTATAAACGACAGAGTCAAAGAAACTACTTCAACAGTCGGAACAGGTACCGTTACATTAAGCGGCGCTCAGTTAGGCTTTCAAAGTTTTTCTTCTGGTATTGGATCAGGTAATTCAACTTATTACACGATTGCCTTAGGCAGTCAGTGGGAAGTTGGTATTGGTTCATTAACGAACGCTACAACCTTTACAAGAGACACAGTAATATCTAGTTCTAATGCAAGTTCATTAGTAAGTTTTACTACAGGAATTAAAGATATATTTTGTTCATTACCAGCGAAGGAAACACCTTCTCCAGTAATGGATCCACAATCATTTGTGAATACACATGCAACAACAATTACAGAAATTCAAACAATACAATCTGGAGTACTTGCAGGACCAGTTACTGTAACAAGTACTTTAACCGTAACAGGAACTTTGGTAGTAATATAATATGTCTAAAATAGAAGTTAATGCAATTGAACCACAATCAGGAACGACCTTAACATTAGGTGCTTCTGGAGATACAGTTGCTTTAGCGGCGGGAGCTTCACAAACTGGCTTTGGAAGACAAGGTGCAGTTAATTGGGATTCAACTATTCGTTCATCAAATTTTACAGCAGTTTCAGGAAATGGATATTTTTGTGATACATCAAGTGCAGCATTTACAGTTACATTACCAGCAAGTCCATCAGAAGGAGATATTGTTGCAATTAAAGATTGGTCAAGCACAGCAGCAACAAATAATATTACAATAGGAAGAAATGGTCAAAAAATAGAAGGCAATACTACCGATGGTCGAATAGATGTACACGGTGATGCACAAACATTAGTTTTCTCTGGAGCATCTAGAGGATGGATGGTTGTAGGTTCAGGTTTATTAGAAGGAATTCAAGCACCACAATTTGTAGCAGCCACAGGTGGCACAGTTTTAACATGTGGTAATTATAAAGTTCACGTATTTACAGGTCCAGGAACTTTTTCTGTATCAAGTGCTGGAAATGATATAGGTTCTAATTCGGTAGAATATTTAGTAGTAGCAGGAGGAGGTGGTGGAGGTGGAGGAACTGGAGATGGTGGAGGTGGAGGTGGAGCAGGAGGTTTTAGACAAAACTATCCAAGTCCAACAATTGCAGGATTACCAGTAACAGCAACTTCTTATCCAATTACAGTTGGTAGTGGCGGAGCAGGTGGTCCAGGTCCAGCACCATCTAGCAATGGAACTGCAGGAAATAATTCTATATTTTCAACAATTACGTCAGCAGGTGGTGGAAGAGGAACAGGAAATGGTGGAATAACTGCTGGATCAGGAGGATCAGGGGGCGGAGGTGGAGCACAAGGAGGAGTAGGTGGAGCAGGTAATACACCTCCAGTAAGTCCATCACAAGGAAATCCTGGAGGAACAGGATCTAATGGACCTACAGGAGACTATAATGGAGGTGGCGGAGGTGGGGCTACAACTTCTGGAACAACTTCACCGACAGGACCGTTTGGTGGAGGACCAGGTGGAACAGGAAATTACTGGACAAATCCTTTATTTGGACCAACATCACCAAGTTATGGAACAACAGGACCAGTTCCTGATTCAAGATATTTTGCTGGTGGTGGAGGTGGAGGGGGTAGACCACTAGGGCCTCAATCATCAGGCGGAGCAGGTGGAGGAGGAGCAGGTACAAATTCACCAGGAGTTAATGCAACAGCTGGAACAACTAATACTGGAGGAGGTGGTGGTGGATCTGGATATAATTCTGGTGGAGCTGGCGGCTCAGGTATAGTTGTAATAAGATATAAATATCAGTAAAAATTATGGCGGGAATATTAAGAACAGATACAATACAGAATTCAAATACGAGTACTATTATTACTCAAACTAATAGTACAACTTTAACTATTGGAACATCTGGACAAACAGTTGCTTTAGCATCTGGTGCAACATCCAGTGGTTTTGGTGCTACATACAATGGTGCAGTAAATTGGGATACAACTCCTAAGACTACAACTGTAACAGCAGTATCAGGAAACGGTTATTTTATTAATACAACTTCAGGTGCAGTTACAGTAAACTTACCAGCTGGATCTGCTGGATCAGTAGTTGCTTTATCAGATTATGCAGGAACTTGGGCTATATATAATGTTACAGTTTCTCCAAATAGTACAAATAAAATTGGAGGAGTTAATGCTCCAGCAACTTTAAATACAAAAGGACAGGCAGTTACTTTTGTTTATGTAGATTCAACACAAGGTTGGGTTAATACTGGAGATGCAACTTCTGTCCAAGGGGCTGCTTTTATAACAGCAACTGGTGGAACAATAACAACTTGTGGAAATTATAAAATTCATACATTTACTGGACCAGGAACTTTTCAAGTTACACAAACAGCAACATTACCAGCAAATAGCGTAGTAGATTATTTAGTAGTAGCAGGAGGTGGAGGTGGAGGAACTGATACATCTAATACTGGAGGCGGTGGAGCAGGTGGTTATAGAGAATCAGTTCCAAGTCCTGCAGCATGGACGGCTAGTCCATTAGCGAGTCCTGGAGGAGCATTACCAGTATCAGTTCAAGGATATCCAATTACAGTTGGTGCTGGAGGCACAGTAAGCCCAGCTGGTGTTCCTGGAGGAAATTCAGTATTTTCAACAATTACTTCAGCAGGTGGTGGAGGGGCTAAGGGTTTTAATCAACCTGGATTAAGTGGTGGTTCTGGTTCTGGTGCTTCTGGACATAGTGGGGGAGGACCATATACAGGTGGAGCAGGAAATACACCTTCAGTAAGTCCACCACAAGGTAATTCAGGTGGAACGGGAGCACAATATCCAAATTATGATGCTGGTGGAGGAGGAGGTGGAGCAGGTGGAGCAGGTTCAAATTCTACAGGTCCTTTAGGAACAGGTGGAATAGGTGGAGCAGGTGTTTCTACATCAATTTCAAGTTCTCCTATAACTTACTCTAATGGTGGAGTTGGGGCAGGTACTGCAACTGTTCCTAGTAGTCCAACATTTAATCCAGCATTTGCTGCTAATAGAACAGCTAATCAAGGTGGTGGAGGTTATCCTATTTTTAATGGCGGATCAGGAATAGTTGTTATTAGATACAAATTCCAATAAAATAAAATTATGAGTGAAATAAAAGTAAATAAAATTAGTCCTAAACAAACATGTACTCAATTAACATTGGGCGACAGTGGAGATACTATTATCATTCCAGCTGGTGCAACGATACAGAATTCAGGAACAGCTACAGGATTTGGTGCAACAGGAGCAGTATCTTGGGATACAACTCCTAAGACTACAACAGTAACAGCAGTTTCAGGAACAGGATATTTTGTTAATACAACATCAGGAGCAATTACAGTAAATTTACCAGCAGGAGTAGCTGGTGCAATAGTTGCTGTTTCAGATTATGCAAATACAGCAGCAACAAATAATATAACTATTGATCCAAATGGGACAGATAAAATTAATGGTACAAATGAAAATGCTAAAATTACAACTAATGGTGCATCCGTTACTTTACTTTATATAGATTCAACACGTGGTTGGAAAGATATTAATGATGCTACTTTAGATGTAACTGGACTTCCCCCATTTGTAGCAGCAACTGGTGGAACAGTTTTAACATGTGGTAATTATAAAACTCACGTATTTACAGGACCAGGTACTTTTACAGTAACAAGTGCGGGATCTCCGACAGGATCTAATTCAGTAGAATATTTAGTAGTAGCTGGTGGTGGTGGATCTAGAATTACTCCAGCAGCAGGTAATTCAGGAGGTGGAGCAGGTGGTTTTAGACAAAACTACCCAAGTCCAGCAACAGCAGGTTTACCAGTTACAGCACAAGCTTATCCAATAACAGTTGGAGCTGGAGGAGCTGGAACACCTTCTAGTAGTGCATTTGCAAGTAGTGGAGGAAATTCAATTTTTTCAACAATTACATCAGCTGGTGGAGGAGGAGGCAGAGGAGGTGGAGCTCCTACTGGGCCAGGTCAATCAGGAGGATCAGGAAGTGGTGGTTCACAAGGACCAACACCAACTACTGGATGGCCAGGAGGAGCAGGAAATACTCCTCCAGTAAGTCCACCACAAGGAAATAATGGTGGTGCGGGATTTGATGGAATTAGTGTATCTAATAATGGAGGAGGTGGAGGTGGAGCTGGAGGGGTAGGATCAAATTCATCATGCCTAGTTGCAGGACCAGGTGGAGTAGGATCACCAATTGCAACAGCTTTCTTTGGACCAACATCTCCAAGTTATGGAACTCCAGGACCAGCTTCAGGACGTTATTTTGCAGGTGGAGGTGGAGGTGCTACAGATGCCCCTGGTACTCAAGGAACAGGAGGAGCTGGTGGTGGAGGTAATGGTACCAATGCACCAACTGGTGGACAAAATGGAACAGCTAATACTGGAGGTGGAGCAGGTGGATCTGCACCTGTAGGAGGTGGCTCAGGAATAGTTGTAATAAGATATAAATTCCAATAAAAACTATGGATTTACAATTAACAAAAACTAAATTATAATAGGAGACAATCATGGCACATTTTGCAAAATTAGGAGCGAACGGAAAAGTTATAGCGGTATTAACACTGAATAACAGTGATATGCTTAATGCTTCTGGGGTTGAAGACGAATCAGTTGGTCAACAATATTTAGAATTACATAATAACTGGCCAGCTCAAATGTGGATTCAAACATCTTACAATACACAAGGTGGACAACACAAAAGTGGTGGAACACCATTTAGAGGAAACTATGCAGGTATTGGTTATACTTGGGATGAAGAGGATCAAATCTTCTGGCCAAAGAAACCTTATACTTCATGGGTAAAACATATTCCTACAGCATCTTGGAAATCACCAATTGGTGATGCACCAGCATTAACTGAAGAGCAAATTGCAGCTAAATCTTATTACGAATGGAATGAAGCTGGACAATCTTGGAATCTAAAGACTATCTCTTAATTGTTGACATCTAACTAAACAATATATATCTATTGCATAAGGTGTTATGCATAAAAAAATATTATCTCAAATAGACCTACATTTTGGTCAAGTAGAAATGCCTAAAGGTTTTGAAATAGACCGAGAAAAATTGGGTGCAGATATTTTATCATCTACTATTTATAATAGAGAATTTCCATTCTCTAGATCTTTTGATATGCTACAAACATACTTAAGAGAACATATTAATTTAGAATATGGTTTTACATTAGTTCATAAAAAAACAATTGGTAATATATATAAACCAAGACAACATTCACATTCTTTATTACAACTAGATCCAGTTGATTTAAGAAATTCACCAGATTATGTAATGCTATATGGAGTAAATATAGAAAAAGATTCTTGTAAAGTATTTATAGAATATGATGATAATAGAAGAAAAGGTAGAAGTTGGGAAATACCTTTAAATAACAACGATTTTATTATGTTTCCTTCTACTCAAAGATATCATATAACTGCTAATGAATCAGAACAATTAAACTTTATATTAACTACGACTTATGAATTTATCTAATTACTATTGGTATTTTAAATCAGCTTTAACTCCAAAGTTTTGTGATGATGTTATTAAATATGGATTACAACATCAGGAAGATTTAGCTATTACAGGTGGACTTGGTTCTAATAGAGATTTAAAGAAAAATCCATTAAAGGAAGAAGAAGTTGTAGATTTAAAAAAGAAAAGAAACTCTAATATAGTTTGGTTAAATGACACTTGGATTTATAAAGAAATACATCCATATATTCATG